AGAAGGTCTGGATGACGACGACATCTACGAAAAGAAGTTGAAGTCGCCACCTCAGATCGAGCGTGTTGTAGGTAAGAAGAACTTGCCTGCCTCGCTCGTCATAGCTGTATCATCCGGCACAACAATGGTCGCTGATACAGATAACCGTCCGGCTGTTGCCCTGTTGGCAGCAGACGAGTTCACCGTTGAATAAGGAAAAACCGATGTCAAAAGTTATAACGCCAGAAGCAATCATCTCTTATCCGCATGTGTTCGAACCACAGATACCACCAGGTGCAAGTGAGCCAGTATATTCTTGCTGCCTTGTATTCCCTGACGGCACTGACATGTCCGAACTGAAAGCGGTTGCGGCGTCTGTTGCTAAAGAAAAGTGGGGAGACAAGACCAAATCATTGATGGAAGGCGGCAAAATCCGTATGCCTTTCCGCAACGATGGCGAAGAGAAGGGCTACCCAGAAGGGTCGATCTTCATGAACGTCAAGTCAAAGCAAGCCCCTGGTGTAGTCAGCAAGTTTGCTGGTGAGAACGGCAAGCCCGCCCCGATCACAGACCCCAAGGATATTTATCCAGGGGCCAAGGTTCGTGCTTCGCTGCGCGCCTATGCGTACAGCGTCAACGGTAACCAAGGCGTTGCCTTCTCACTGGGCAATCTTCAGAAGGTTGGCGATGGCCCCCGTATGGACGGCCGTCTGTCAGCTTCGGATGAGTTCACTGCAACGGAACGTCCGTCCGCAGACATCTCAGATTTGGATGACCTTTTGTGATTTGACGTTATGCCAGTAATGTCATAAGATGTTGGGGCCGGGGATTTGAAAGTCTCCTCGGCCCCTTCATTAACTGCTTAGAAGGAGCAGCAAATGCACAAAGACCTTATTACGGCTGAAGAAGCTCGTCAACTTTTCTCTTATAATCCGCATACCGGTGATCTTACGTGGCGTGTTAACCGCGGGCGGATACGTGCTGGAACTTTAATCCGCGCACCAAACGTACGAGGCTATTACCAAGTCATGTACCGGCAGAGAAATTATAAGGTGCACCGGGTTGCTTGGCTTATACACTATGGGGAGTGGTCCTCGTTGGAACTCGATCACATAAACGGAATTTGTAATGACAATCGTATCGCTAATTTACGAGAAGCTTCCCACGCCGAGAACAGTCGAAACGGCAGGGTGCGATCTACAAATAGTTCCGGGTTCAAGGGAGTTTGCTGGCACAAAGCCGCAAAGAAATGGCAGGCACAGATAACCCTAGACGGTTCCAATAAACATCTCGGCTTATTCTTGACCGCGAAAGCGGCCTACACCGCGTACTGCAAAGCCGCGGCAGAACTTCACGGAGAGTTTGCTAACTTTGGCTAGTCTAAGGCTTCAGAAATCATCTGGGCTTTCTTAGCTAGGGCCTTAGCCACAATCTCATCAACAGAATTGACAAGGCCAAAGGTCCGCACGATGACGGGCTTTGTCTGGCCGATACGGTGGCAACGCTTAGCCGCCTGTGCATTCACTGCCGGAACCCAGTCGAGTTCTGCGAACGCCACCTGATTCGCAGCCGTTAATGTAATGGCTGTCGAACAGGCCGTGATCTGGCCGATGAATACGCGCACCTTCGGATCATCTTGGAAGTTATCAATCGCGGCCTGACGGTCGGCTGTCGCCATACCGCCTGCAACTACCACGGGATTGAAGTCTTTCAGCCTATCGTAAAGCGTTTGGATTGCGTCGGTGTGGTAGGCAAAGATTACTATCTTGTCGTAGGCATCATCAGCCAACTCGCCCGCTATCTGTGTGGCAATGGGCGCTGCCTTGGCTGTACCAGTCAGCCGACGCAGTGACGCGATATGCGGGGCAAGGCTCTCGATCTCGGAAGACAAGTCCTGATTGGTAAGCGAATGCGCGAGGATCATATCGACGGCTTCAGCTTGGCGTGGATCGTCGATGTGTTTCCTGTCGCTCCAGTTATCAATCTCAACTGGGGCCGTTTGCCACCATATCGGAGGTAAATCTTTCAGCACAACCTCGCCTTTACGGCGCAGCATGATTGACTTTAGCACGGTCTTGAACTCGTCCATGCGTTCTGTCTTATTGCCAAGGATTTGCAGGCCGAACTGTCCGCTCCATGTCTTACAGAAGTAGGTTGTAAACTCGGTAAAGTTTAGTGGGTACTTCCATATTGATTTAAGATGTGTCCAAAAATCGCTGACGTTATTAGGAATGGGAGTACCGCTAAGAAGCCAAACACGATCAGCGAACCGAACAAGACCATCGCCGCGACAGTACTGACCGTATAGATACTTTGTACGCTTAGCAGTACGGTTCTTGAGATAATGCGCTTCATCCAAAACAAGAACGTCTGGCTCAAACTTGGCAATCTCATTTCGCACCTCCTTCGATTGCGTGATCTTATCGTAGCTGAACACCTTCACTTCGCGCTCGACTGTTCCCCACTTGTCGAACTCACGTCGCCAGTTAATCTTGGCGATAGCGGGGCAGATCACAACGATCTTTGTCAGACCGAGTGTATCACACGCTGCGATAACTTGAAGGGTTTTGCCAAGGCCCTGCTCATCCGCAAGAAATGCGGCCGGGTTCTTACAAAGAAAGTCTGCGCCGACTTTTTGGTAATCGAATAGGTGGTTCATTTTCTCTCTCTCCCGCGTAACAAGCAAGAAGCGCAGCCTCTGCCCGTCCGTCGTCCTTCTTGCGTGCAAAGAGATGAGCGTAATCGGGGAACAACTCTTGCGCCCGCTGCCGACTACCGTCCTTCCCTCCAAACGTGCGCATAGACTTAATCCAAGTTGCAGGCGGTATCAACTCAAAAGGTACAGACAGGCCAGCAAGGACACCTTCGACGATACCAGCCGCACGGCCAAAGCTAAACATGGAAGAAACCCCGTTTCCCGGCATAGCGGAAACCTTCTCGATAAGGGCGGAAGTATCGGGGGTTATGTAGCTACGCAAAGCATTAGCCAGCATGTGCGCGTCAACCTGATTGACGACACGCGGTCCACGTTTCACTTTAAGAGTAGGCATGTCAATGATGACAAGTTCTCGACTATCCGTATCCAGAATAGCTACGGCTCCAAACGCACCAGGGTCAACTGCCATGAACTTCATGAGCGGTGTGTACAGTATTAGAAGCTAGTTCGCAAGTTACTGCGTGGCCCCAAAGACTTACGGTGGCGAAGCCCGTCGGGTTTGTGGCGACGCTTAGACTTTGGCTGCGGACGCCATGACATATCCTTAGCACCACTCTTCTTGGCCATCACTTCACCTATGGTTTAATCTTTGGCAAACCTTCGTTCTCAGCCATGTAGCGTTCGAGAGCGCGAGTGCCGATAGTCGAGCGGAATGTTTTGCGTGAAAACGACAAGCGATCCTTGATCTTTTCGCGGCGCTCATCTTCCGTAAGGGTCTTCCACTCTGGCGACTTGATCTCCTGCTCGACAAGCGCCTTCGCAAGAATGCCAGAAGCAAATGTAAATTGGCGGCGTTCACGATCTGTAAGTTCAATCTCAAACTTAACAGGTCTCTCTTGGCCTATATCAACCGCCAGCGATATCTTTTTATCTGGCCGCTCAAGACCAAGCTGAAGACGGGCGACTTCTTTCTTTACCGGATCAGTTGTAGCCGTTGACGTTTTAATAGGCGCAACAATATTGCGAACAAACCCAGTAAGTTGTTCGCTGACAGGCTGCTCGGCTGGCATAGGTGTAAAGCCAGTACGAGATACCGTATCGCCCCACACATCTATACGTTCAGGAACTGCGTCGAACGCGAAGTCCTTACCCAATAGGGAGAAACCATTGCCACGAATAATTGGAACCCGGTTCTGCGCTTCCTTGATTATACTGTCGGCTTCGCGCAGTTGCGGATCAAGAGCGTTAGCGGTCTGACGCGCAATGTTTGGTATGAGTCCGGCTGCGGCATTACGGAAATAACTTTCAATCTTTTGCGGCGATGTATCCCGCGAGAACAACGCTTCAAATAGATTGGTTGCGCCCTGAAGATAGGTCTTCTCCGCAAGATTTGTAGCTACAGAAAAAGGAATGAGGGCGGCTGCCTTCTCATATTCCTCGTCTGTCATGTACTCTTTCATCGTAACAAGATCGGCGACCACACCAATGGGCGTACCGAATGGATCGAGACGGCCATACGGATAGTATGTATCATTAATCTTAAAGCTATAGGGCTGCCACCCAGTCGCCATAAGAGCCGCACGCTCTTCTGGATCAGTAGGGCCGGAGCCAGTAACTCGGCCTTCTAACGCCTGAACAGCAATCGTTCCGGCGATGCTAGTCCCAAGAGTTAATTTAGCCAGTGCTTCGTTACGCTGTCTACCGCCAGCCTTAATCTCAGCACGCCAACGATCCGATATAAATGGAAGCGGGGATCGTTCCGCCCCATATTTAATTAAGTTAAACGGCGTCTTTACGAACGGAAGAATATACCGCGCTAAGAAAAATTCATTTGTAGCGCGTTGTATAAATTTACCGGGACGACCAAGTTCTGCTTGAAATGTACGGTAGTCGGCTTCGCGTCGCGCAGCCTTAGTCATTGCTTCCGTTGGGTTATTCAAGAACTCGTTGTAAAGTCCGCTGAATTTTTCTTTATTGCCCTGGCTAAGATCAAGCGCCTTCTTATACGCCTGCGCTGCAAGTTCACCGCGTGTGTGAATGGCTTTGAAATATTCATCTTGTGTCATAAGGAAACGAGATGGAAGACGAACAACCTCGCCTGTTAAACCGCCGATAGCATTAGTCCGTGTTTCCAACGCAGTAACAGCACTAGGTGCTTCGCCTGTTACAAACGCCTGTCTGGCCAACCGTAACCCATCGACTGCACCTTGGCCCATTCCGGCAACGCGTGCGCCTACTTCTCGGAAAGTAACACGATCTGGTGTACGCAGAACCGCGCCGATGCCTGCTTCGATAGCTTTCTCAACTGGTGCGGAAAGGGTTGTCAAAGCGTTGGACGCGATGTTGATTGACTGCGTTTGCGGCCCAGAAAGAAGCGCGTTGATGTAGTACTCTTCAAACTTAGCTCGGAAGTTAGGCTTGCTAATCTTACCGACAAATGCCGCAACTTGTTCTGGACTATCAAGCGTCGAGATGCGTTCGAGAATTGTTTCAGCAGGAACGCCTTTGGCGCGTTCTTCCATAAGCTGCCGCAGCGCCAGCGAACGGCCGCTGCTCGGCTGCTCCCGCAGAATACGCAGAGCGCGCCCTGCTTCTGCTGTTGCTCCGGCTAGGTTTTCCTGAAACGCCATGTGC